TGGTAAGGGAGAGGGCAGAGCTTGGCCTACTGACTTCCCAATTAGGTTTGCGGATATTCGTGGTGATTTAATTTCTGATTTGAACTATAATGTAACATATAGTGGTTCTACATATATTCCTTTTCCATCACAAATTTCCTCTATTGAACAATCAAGTGATGGTAAGATAAATGAGCTATCTTTAACAGTTTTTAATGTTGATAATATAATATCTACCTTAATTGAAGACCCTTTTTTAGTTGGTAATAATACTTCTAATGCTTGCCAAGCCTATGTGAATGGCGAACTAGTTCATGGTATTGATCCTAGAACAATAGATGCTACTCCGAGTACTTTTGGTTCTGCAGGAACTGAGGGTTTTGATGTACTAACAAGAGCTAGAGCTAATGGTTTAGCTTATAGTGCTGACGTAACAACGGGTATATATGGAAGAGCAAATGCTTCTTTTACAAGAGACCAAACTATTGCAGTAAGTGGAAGTTGGAGAGAAGAAAAATCTGATACTCGTGATTTACTTGGCGCTGTCGTAACTATTAAGACAACTTTTGCTAATTTTTTAGATTACTGGCCTGAATATAGTACTGCTAGATATGTAACTTCAAACGTAGTAGAAGTTTATAATGCACTACCTTACAGAGTTGGAGACAATGTTAGATCTGAAAATGGAACTACTGAAGGCACAATTCAGTCAATTGAAGAAAATAGGTTTTTATATCTAACTAACTCATTAGATACTGATTTAGCTGTCGGGGATGCTGTATTTATTGTTAATGACCAGGCTGATTCAGAGTCTTATATTGAAGATAAGTTTAAAATTGATAGTTTAGAAACCTTAAGTGATGAAGTAGCCACCTTTAGCCTTATTTCTTGGCTTCAATATTTTCGAAATCAAATACCTAATAGAAAATACTATAAAAATACTTGTCAATGGTCTTATAAAGGATCTGAATGTCAATATCCAGGACCTGGCAGCTTAGCTATACCAGGAACTTCTCTTACTTCTAATGCTAATCCTATAGCTGCAGATAATACCACAGCATCCTCTGCTGTTGGCGATGTTTGTGGTAAATCCTTACAAGCGTGTACTGTTCGTAATAATCAAATACATTTTGGAGGGTTCCCTGCAACTGGAAGAACAATACCAAAGCAATAAAATAAAAGGCTGTATATTACCTTGGATGCATCTTTACGGGTGTATAAATGGTACATATCATCTTTGTTGTCATGTAGAATTTAACGCTTCTAATCCTGCTGTATTAGGAACTCATACTGATAGACTGCCTAATATTTGGAACGGTAATCCAATTAAAAAAGTAAGAAATGATTTTTTAAAAGGACAAACTCCTGTTGAATGCATGGAAGCGTGCTACGATATGGAGAAAAAAGGGGGCGTAAGTAATCGTCAGCAAGTTAACAAAAGGTTTGCAAATAAGTCTTTTTTACAAGAGCAAACAAGTTCTGATGGCTCTGTTAATAATTACCCGTCCTATGTAGATATACGTTTTGGTAATATATGTAATTTTAAATGTAGAATGTGTGGACCTAACTCTTCAACTTCATGGTACAAAGATGCAAACTATAAAGGCGGAACAATTGATTTTTATACCAATAATGATACTATGTGGGAAGACCTACAACTATTTTTACCAAGTATTGAAGACGTTTATTTTGCTGGAGGCGAGCCTTTTGTTCAAGAAGGTCATTATAAATTTCTGAATATGTTAATTGATTCTGGTAATAGTCATAAAGTTTCGTTACAATATAATACTAACTTAAGTTACTCAAAGTATAAAAAATTTGATTTAAAAAAAATGTGGGCATCATTTAAAGAAGTTTCTCTATGGCCTAGTATAGAAGGCTGGAGAGAGCAAGCTGAATACTCTCGTAAAGGATTAAATTGGAAAAAGTTTACCTCTAATGTTGATTATTTTAGTGAGTATATTACAACTTTCTCTAGTGTAATAAGTATCTACTCAATTTACACTATGCCAGAACTAATTCTATGGTTTAAGCGATTAAATAAAAATTATTTTGGTAATATGTTACAAACTCCTAATTACTATAATGTAACTTGTTTACCTACTGAAGCTAAGAAAATGATTATCGCAAAATATAAAAAGTTTATATATAAAAATGAAAAATTATTAGATGAGTATGAAATAAGACAAATGCTTAAATGGTTAAAATATATGAACAGCGTAGATAACTCACATTTATTAAGACAATTTAAAGATAATCAAAAAAGATTAGATAAATTAAGAGATGAGTCTTTTGAATTAACTTACCCAGAGTATGCATTATGGTACAAAAATATTTAGGTCTAAAACATCAATACGGTCAGGTAGATTGTATTGAATTAATTAGAAATTTTTATAAAAACGAACTTAACATTAAATTTGATTTGCCTCCATACCCTCATTCAAGAGACTGGATGAAGAATTTTCATACTAATAAAGTAGATGATTGGGCATCGACATGCTCTATAAAAGTCAAATTGACAGATGCAAAAAATTATGATGTAATGGTATTTAAGTCAGAAAAGTATGAACTTGCAATACATTTTGGTATGTATTTAATGCCATCTAAACTTTTGCACATTGAAGAAGGGGGTTGTTCGTGTGTCCAAACTTTATCAGAATATTGGATGAATAGGTTACACGCAATTTATAGACATAATGACATGGTATAATTCTTATACTGGATTCCCTTACAGACATTTAGGTAACGATACTGAGACTGGTATTGACTGTTTTAATTTGTGCCGACTAGTGTATAAAGAAAGACTAAACATTAATATTACTTACGACACGTCAGACTTTTGTAAAATAGTTGATGAAGATTGGTACACTAAGACTCATGAACGTTATTTTGAGGTCGGTGGTGCAGATACCGACAAATATGGTTGGCAAAAGGTTACAACTCCAAAGTTGTATGATCTTATTACTATGAGTTTAGGCTCAACACACGTAACGAATCATTGTGCTTTATATGTTGATACTAACCGTATACTACAAACAATGCTTAATCATAATAGTTGGGTAGCTCCTTATGGAAGATACTATAAACAATATACGACAGGAATTTACAGATGGAAAGATTTAATGAATTAACAGATGCAATGAATAATCATTCTATTGCAGAGTTCCCTAAAGAAGCAGTGGGAATTGTTACAAAAGATTTTAATTATTTACCTTGTGTGAATATTTCTCCTACCCCTAAACTTTCTTTTATATTAGACCCTGCTGATTTAATAAAAAATGACGGAAATATATGGGGCATTTTTCATTCTCATCCAGGAGACGAAAACCCCATACCAAGTAAGGAAGATAAAGTAAGTGCTGCTTTCCAGGAATATAAATTTTTGGTAGGATTTAATAACAAATTTTTTATTTATTGGCTTGACCAAAATCTTGACGCTCTTGTCTTTGACAAGTTTGAAGGAAGTCATCTTGTTAGCAACTCTTAAAATTCACTCCACACTTCAGAAATTTTTTGATAAATCAGAGTATACTGCTGACTTTAATAACTATAATGATATTCTTTTTTATCTTCAATCTATGCACCCTAAATTTAATCAGTATATGCAAATGATGATTAACAACCAGGTTGATGAAGCCTTTGCTTTTTTAGACAAAAAACTAAATATGATTACGTGCGATCAATATCACATTAAAACAATTAAAGAAGGTGATACTATTTATATTGCACCTGTGATTATAGGAGCAGGCGGTAAACGTGGTACTATGTTTCTATTAATAGCTGCAGCAGTGATTGTTGGACCGATGATAATGGCAGGCAGTATGGGAACTGCAACAACAGCAATGGGTGCTGTGGAGGGGGGAGCGGTTGCAAATGCAGGTATTCAAGGGGGATTAACTGGTGCTGGAGGCGGAGGTATAATGGGTGCACTTGCTAAAATGCCATCATTTGCTCGATCTATGCTTGGTAATATGGCGATGAATTTAATCACTGGATTATTCACTAAAAAACCTAAAAAAATGGAAACAGATACTAGCACTAGACAGAATGGTATGTTTGGTAACTTAACAAACACATTAGAATCTGGAACACCTATTCCACTACAATATGGACTGGTTCGTGTTGCTGGGCAAATGCTTAGTGGGTATATTGATTCAGATGAGCATGGTAAAAGTGATATTGTAAAAGTAGAGGATAAATTTTAATGGCTAGAAAATTTCTCAATTATCAAAATCA